GGAGCAAGGGGCACCCCCGCTGCAGATTCTCTTGCATGGCACCCCTATTTGCAACAAAATCATCTAAACTTCATTGGTACTCCGGCATGGTTGATTCTCGCAACAAGGGAGCTGATTACGAGCGCGACACTTGCAAGAAGCTGAACGAATTCTTCGCCGGGCATGGTTTTGACATCACCTGCAAGCGAAACCTTGACCAGTACCAGTCCGCCGACCAGGCCGACATCAAGATCCCGTATCACGCGATTGAGTGCAAGGCGTACAAGGGCGGGTGGTGGTGGAGGCCCGAGTGGTGGAAGCAGGTCAAGACCGCCTGCGGCAATGACATCCCGGTTCTCATCTACAAGTTCAACAACAAGCAGTCCCGCGTGTGCATCCCGGTGTATGCGATCAACCCGGCACTGCCCCGCGATAACGACCTGACCACCGTGATGACTTTCGATGCCTGGCTGGTTATTATGCACAAGAACTGGGATCACTACGAAGGATTGACTGGGAGCTGACGCGTGAGCAAGTTAAAGGCAATTATTGAAGCCGCCAAAAGAGCCGGCATTGACAAACCCCAGCCGCCCCGGCAGATGCCTAATGAGGCTGCGCGTCAAGGTATACGCTTATTCCACGGTTCGCCTTATGATTTCCCGCCTGTGCGCGAGCTTAAGATGCCCGACGGTGCTGTTGTGTACCAGCACATGGATGACGCGGTGCCCAAAGGTGCTAGGGTAATAAAAGAGCACCCACTGGGCCGGTTTGATATGTCCAAGATTGGAACTGGCGAGGGTTACCAGATGTACGGCCGCGGGTTGTACTTTGCCGAAGCAGAGGATGTGGCTAGGAATTACAGAAACGAATTATCGCCACGTTCTAAATTAAGTAAAAAAGGGACTCAGGCATATGAAAAATATATAGATGATTGGGCCAGATATCAGGTTGAGAATGATTTACCTGATATGGATTTAGACTTTGAGTTAGATGAAATGTTTGGCGATGGTACAGGCGGCGTAAGGCCGTCAAGTTTGCTCACGCAGACTGATATTGAAAAAATGAAAGACGTCTATAAGGATAAGGCCAAAAACCTAGATTTGGTTCGCGGAGAATTCACTCGCGATTCGCCATCTGACTACTTTGATGATGGCGGCTTCATGTACGAGGTCAACATCGACGCCACACCAGACGACTTTCTCGACTATAACAAGCCGTTGAGTGAGCAGAGTGAAAAGGTGAAGAAGGCAATCAAAGGTGCGTTAGAATCAAAAGGATTTACTGAAAGCCAAATAGAAAAATTTGTTGCCAGAGACGTTGATGGGCAAGAGTTGAACGCTGCGCTTTCGACTTTTGATGAAAAGGGTGGAGCCAATCGTATGCTTTCCCAAGGCATCAAAGGCATAAAGTACCTAGACCAACGAAGCCGTGCCCCTGGCAAAGGCACATCTAACTACACTGTGTTCGATGACAAGCTGATTGACATCGCCAAAAAGTACGGCGTCAGCATTCCGATTGCCGCATACATCGCCGAAGGTATCATTACACCGGAGGAAGCCCAGGCTGTCGGATTCGGCTCTGTTGTAAAAAAATCTTTGTCCGACAAGACGGATGAGATACAACAAGGCATCGGATCTTTACCTGCAGGAGATGAGATGGTCGCAGGCGGTGACCTACAGTTTCTAATGAACAAGTTGGTTCGCTTGCGAAAAGCGGCAGATGACAAAGACATGCTGCGCTTGCGAAAAGCGGCAGATGACAAAGTACCAGTTGGGTCTACAGCAAAAAGCCAAGGCGCTTATGCGTCTTGGGATATCCACAACGACTCATACGAAAAATACAATCCTGCGACCGGCGAGATGGATGAGGTTGAGTTGCCTGATTATGCGCTAATCGAAAAGTTGTATGTACCGCCAGAGCAACGAGGCGCGGCAAAAGGTAGGCAGTTGTTGGTTGAGGCGGTGGATGAAATACGCGCAGAGCATGGCGATATCGGTATAAGTTTAACTGCCGACCCGTTCGGTGAAGGTAAGATGGACACGGAAGACCTTGTAAAATATTACGAGGACATGGGGTTTGAATTAAACGGCGTGTCAGATACATCAATGACCTTAAAATATCCAATCGAGTTGAATAAGTACAGAGCAGCAGGTGCAGCAGGTGCAGCAGGTGCCGCAGGCACAGCAGGCGCATCCGATGCCGGAATGGGCGTAACATCAGCAGCAACGCCGGATGAAGCAGCCTTCAAAGCTCCCAGGGAGCCTCGCCGTATCCCCGAGAAACAGCCCCCCGGCATAGCATCCCTGGCAGGCCAGCTAGGGCTGGACGCCATGAGCGAAATTGGCGGGGCGATCCTCGGCGGGGCAGCGGGGCTTGGCGAATACGTCCGTGGCGGTGGTTTGCTTGGACCGCCTTTGGGAGCGCCCGCAACCGGTGAGAGTATCCGTAACATTCGCGAGGGTGTTTCTGGTTATGTCGGTGACCTATATGATGCCGGCCCAGAGGCTCAAGCGCTAGGTCAGCAGATTATGCAGGGTATTGGCGAGACGATTGCGCCGATTGCAGAATATGCGATGGAAGGCGATATTACGGATGAGTATGGCATCAACATGCTCCCGCTAATAGCTCAGAAGCTTGGTATTCCGGTTTATGAGCTGCTAGAGCGGCTCTACTCTATGATGCCCGAGCGAGAGCAAGAGGCTCTGAAGAGCGGCGCTGATGCTTTTCTCTAAGAGATAACCTCCCGAAGACCGCCGCGCCTCCTGTACAGGTGAAAGGGGGCGCCAGAGTCTTTGAGCCTCCTGATTCTCGGTTCAATTAGCTTGTCAAAAAACTCTTCACCACACTGCCGGGTCTTGATGAAGCCGCCGGTCTTGCCATCGTGGTGATACTCTTCAAGCTCGTAAATGTCGCGCATGAATCTCTATCCAAAGCTTGAGCAGGTAGCCGGCCTCCGGCCCTGCGTCGTGCTCACGCTGCAGCGCTTTTTTGACGGCTTTTCTCTTTTCTTTCAAAGATTTATGTTTCATGTGAAACATTGTACGGCCTATTGTCTCGAAGTATTTTTCCATTTTTCTTGGTCTCCGCGAGAATCTTTTCGAGCAGATCAAGGATCTGCCCGTGGGTTTCTAAAACAGCCTCGGCTTCTTCTTTGTCAAGCTCAATAATGATCTTGCTCATGGAGTATCTCCTGTTCCGTGTTTATATGCAACAAATTATAATCTGTTGCACATCGACTCACGGTGTGCTTTAATTCGGTTTCGATTGCGAGGAGAGATTATGACCGCCCAGGAGAAGAAAGTGTATTACAACCGCGTCCGCCGCACCTGCAAGCTGCACAGGATTGACATCGTTTATGATGGCGTGCCGAAGATGTACCGCGCCGTTGAGCTGGTCAAGGATGGCAGCGTCATGTTTGCTGACCGCGCCCTGGGTCGCAAGCCGCTTGATATTGACTGGAAGCGACTGCACGAAGAGATGGCTGATTACGGCTATAAGGGAGGCACCAAATGATCAGGCCCTATACACAGATAAACGCGATCTATGGCTACTGCCGCGTGTCCACGAAGGAGCAATCCAAGTCCGGCGTCTCAGTTGAGACGCAGCAGTCTTTGATCAGCGAGTTTGTCAAGAACAAGTACAACCGCCCGGTTGATGAGTGGTTTATTGACGACGGCGTGAGCGGCACGATGGACATTCTTGAGCGCCCCGCCTCCCGTGCCATGACCGACGTGATGGATGAGTCTGACGTTATTGTCTGCACCCGCCTTGATCGGTTGTCTCGATCAACTTCCGATTTGCTGTCGATGATTCCGGTTCTGCAGGACACGAATATCACCCTGTTTTTCTGTGAGCAGTTCGGGGATATGCCCATCGTTTACCCAAAGTTTGAGGGTGAAAAGGGCCTCAAATCGCGGTTTGATATGTCAGACATGGCCAACAAGATCATGCTGATGGTATTATCGGCTGTGGCCGAGATCGAGCACGCCAACATCAAGGACCGGTTCGGTGAGGGCAAGGTTGACTGGGCCTCTCGCGGATTTTCTATTGGCGGGTCCGCGCCCTTTGGCTACACCTTTGAGTCTGTGAAGATTGGTAACAAGACCCGCAAGCGTCTCATTGAGCACCCTGAAGAGCAGCGCGTGCTCAAGTCAATCTACCGGCTGCAGTCGCGTGGCCTGAGCGACCACAAGATCGGGAAGCAGATTAACAGCTTGTACCCTGGTCAGAATATGTACTCCGCCAAGATAAAGCGCATCCTGAAGCGCAAATATCAGGGCTTATCAAGCGCCGCATAAAGGATTAAGATGGGGATTCACTTAGGAGTAGTTATGACTGCCTTGCAAGACATTCAACTAGCCATCACTAAGCTCGAAGCCTCTCTTGAGCAAGACTTCATGACGGACGCCGTGCGCGACATCATGACGACTGCGGTTGCTCATTTGCGAGACGCTGAGAGCCAGCTAGTAGGCGGCTGATATGCAGGAAGGTTGGGGTCGCGGCACCTGGGACTTAGGCGCCTGGGGGACTCCCCTTTTTATTGATGTTTCGGTGACGGGGCAGCAGGTAACCCCGACAGCCGGATCTATGGCTGTTGTCGCCGGCGCCATTGTCCAGCTCACCGGCCTGCAAATTAATTCAGGGCTTGGCGCCCCGGCTGTTGACGCCGAGGCGAATGCCTACCCTGCCGGGCAGCAGATCACCCCCTCTGTCGGATCTCTCTCCCTTTCTGGCGAGGCCAACGTCGTCCCGGCCGGACAGCAAATAAACTCCGCACTTGGCGCCGCCACAACAGTTGCCGGCGCGGTGGTTTCATTGACCGGGCAATCGGTTACAATTGATCTGGGCACGCCCTTAGTCTGGGGTGAGATAGTGCCGGGGCAAAACCCAAACTATAATGTTATTGATACAAATCAAAGTCCGGGCTATAGCCCAATCGATACCAGCCAGAGCGCTGGTTATGATCAAATTGAAGCAGGGCGGGATGCTGCCTGAAGAAGGGGATAGAACATGGCGACTTATGTAAATGATTTGCGATTAACCGAGTTAGCGACTGGGGAAGGCTCGGGAACTTGGGGCACAACCACAAACACAAGCCTTGAGCTAATCGGCGAGGCTTTAGGCTACGCGACTCAGGAAGTGTTCGGTTCTGACGCAGACGCAACAACTACGATTGCCGATGGTGCTTCTGACCCTGCTCGGGCTATGTACTTTAAGATCACGTCTGCGGGTAGTTTGACTGCGACGAGAACTTGTACGATTGCGCCTAATACGGTATCTCGCGTCATGTTCATCGAGAACGCGACCACCGGCTCTCAGTCGATTCAGATCAGCCAAGGATCAGGTGCAAGTGTCACGATCCTGGCCGGCAAGACGGCGGTGGTTTACCTTGACGGCGCAGGCTCTGGCGCGGCAGTTGTTGACGCGATGGCGAGTGTTGATCCCGGTGTGACCGATACCTTGACTGAAGTTTTAGTTGCGGGTAATACGTCAGGCGGCACTAACATCGAATTAAGCACGACCGATAAGGTTCAGTTCCGCGACTCTGCAATCTACCTAAACTCAAGCGCAGATGGCCAGTTAGATATAGTCGCGGATACAGAGATTCAGATTGCTGCGACTACGGTTGACCTGAACGGGAACATTGATGTGTCAGGTA